TTTCATTTTTTTGTTTCTGTTTTATTAATTCTCTTTTTTGTTTTTCAAATTCTGAATTAAAAATTGAATTATCAAAATTTGTTTTTATAAGATCGACAGACATATATATTTTTGTTATAAAAAAGAAAAAATTGAAATAAATAGTTTAAAGATATTTATATGTTTTAATAAATATACAATGGCATATATTATCTGTCCAACATGTAATAGATTAATAGGCGACAAAATTATAATGTTTGATGAAGGAATTAAAAAAATTTGTGATGATCCAACATTAACAATTGAAGAACAAAATGAAGCAAAAATTAAACTTATGGATAGTTTAAAAATTCCAAAAGATCGATATTGTTGTAAAATGCGACTAATGACATATCGTGATCTTGTTACTATTGTTAAATAAATATTTTTATATAAAAATTGATTTTTACACAATATAAGAGTTATTTTTATATTAATTATATAAAAATAATGGATAAAAATAGTATAAAACAAAAAAATTCTTCAAAAAAACAAAAATATGTTTATCCACAAGAAATTACCATTAAATATAATTCTGAAAAATATTTTGCGAATCCACCAAATAGTAAATATTGGGTACATGGTATTCAAACTGATGATAAATTAGATAATATTACAGAAAGAAGAACTGATATAATAACAAAATTAAAACAAATTAAAATTCCAGTTCAACGAAGTAAAGAATGGTTTTCTCAAAGATCACGAATGATTACAGCATCAGATATTGGAACAGCACTTGGAATAAATCATTATGAACCACAATATAAAGTAATATTAAAAAAATTAATTACAATTCCGTTCGCTGGAGAAAAAGCATGTTATCATGGTAAAAAATATGAAACTATTGCTGCACAAATCTATTCTTATCGCATGAATGTTATGGTTTATGAGTATGGTTGTATTGAAGATTCATGTGGATTTCTTGGTGCATCACCTGATAGAATTGTTGATGTATTTAAATTAGATAATATTCATAAAACAAATCTTGTTGGTCGAATGGTAGAAATTAAATGTGTTGATACACGAAAAATAAATATGAGAAGTCATGATATTAAAGAAATTATTCCAGAATATTATTATCCACAACCACAAATACAAATGCAATGTTGTGATTTAGATGAATGTGATTTTTTTCAATGTAATATTAAAGAATATGCAAATAGAGAAGAATTTATTAATGATACTGATCCAGAAGAACCATTTAAATCAAAAATGTTTGGACATGAAAAAGGAGTAATTATTCAATTAATTCCATTTGGAAATATTGATAATAAAGGAATTAAAAATATGATATATAATCATACAAAATTCTTGTATCCAAAAAAAATCGAAATGACACCATATGAATGTGATTTATGGATTGCTGATGCTTTATCAAAATATAAAGAACAAGGTATGAATTTAGATGATTCATTAACAACATTTCAAGAATGCGATAATCCAAATGATTTTATAGTTGAACAAATTATTTATTGGAAATTAATTGAATCTCGTTGTGTTCTTGTAAAACGTGATAGAAAATGGTTTAGTAATAATTTTCCAATATTAAAAAAATTATGGGATTATGTGTTATTTTTTAGAAAAAATGAAACACAAAAAAAGCAATTTATTGATTATGTAAAATATATTGAAGAAAATTATGATATAGAAGAATGTAATGAAAAAATTATGAAATATGCATTTTTATTAAGTGATATTAAAAATAAAAATTATGAAAAAAATATTGCAGCAATAACTAAAGAAATTAATACAATTAAATCACCACAAACAATTAATTGTGATTTTGATGGTTTTGAATTATGTAGTTAAATTTTATTTTTAAGTTGTAAATATTTGGATTTATATTTTAAATATTTTTCTTTATACATATTTTTTACACCACCATGAAAATCTTTATCAATTTTTGTTGTTTGATTATATTGATCAATTATTCCTAAATCATTTAATATACGATTTTTTACATATTCGAAGGTTATTGGATAAATTTCATTTTCATCGGCAAAATCGCCCCAATCTCCAATTACCATTTTTGTAATTATATTATTATTAATTTTTACTAAAATATTATTTGGTTGTATTCCATCAACATTTAATCGATTAAATATGTGATATGATTTCCAAACATTATCAATAAAATTTTTAATAACATTTTCTGAAAAAGAATATTGTTCAATTGTGTATATAATATTATCAAATGATGTTGAATATCTATCAACAATAATGAATCCAATATCTTGTAATATATTATTTCCAGTTGACGTTGTAATACAAATATTTTTACATACAAATGCATCATATAATGTTGGAGAAATATCTAAATTTTTTATTAATTCTAATGTTTTTACTTCATCAGTAAATTTTTTTTTTGATTTCATGTATTCACTATTATATGCAATTGTGAATTGTTCCATATTTTGTTTTTCTATTGGTTTTTTTGTCATATTTTCAAAATATTTTTTCATTTCTTCAACTGATGAATAATAAATTGTTGTAATTTTTAATATTTTATCAGAAATTTTTGTATCATTATTTATTAAACTATAAATATCTCCAAATGTACCAGATGCAAAACTTTCTGGTTCTATTGTATATGATTTTAAAATTTTACTTTGTTCAATACATAATTTGTCAATAGATATAATATTTCCTCTTTTTGTTGTTAATGATAACATTTATTATATATTTTATTGTGAAATAATTATATATACAATACATGTCATTAAAACATACTAATAATGCAGTTTGTGCCCCAGGAATTAATTTTTTAGGTGATTCATGTATTTCAATTGATCTTCTTGAAGATATGATTAAAATATATAACTTACAGCATAATGATAAAATAGATATAAAATCATTACAAAAAATTCAAAAATTAAATCCGATAACATACAAAAAAAATATTGTAAATTTACTTTCAAAAAAAATGCAAAATTATAAATGTGATAATCAAACATGTTGGTTAACTTTACCATTTTTTAAAAAATTAAGTTCAACTGAAAATACACAAAAATTACATAAATATACATTCAAACCAAAAGGTCCTAGAAATACAACTGAATGGCTTAATACATTTAATATTAATAATGTATTTGAACAATATGAAAAAATTTATCATTCATTCAAATTTTTTGGGGCACATCCTAAAGATTTTGATGATCTTCCAGAATTAGGAATTAAAAATATTAATTTTGAACAATTATATTCAAATGGAATTAATAAAATTGGATTTATTTTTAATCTTGATAAACATTATCAATCTGGTTCTCATTGGGTTGCATTATATGCAAATTTAAATAAAAATCAAATATATTATTTTGATTCTGTTGGTCATAAACCAGAAAAAGAATTTATGATTTTAATGAATAGAATTAAAAAATTCTGTCAACATAAAAATGTAACTTCTAAAATAGATATGCAATATAATAAAAAACAACATCAACATGGTAATTCTGAATGTGGTGTTTATGCTATTAGTTTTATTCTTCGTATGTTAGATGGTGAATCTTTTAATGATATTGAAAATCATTCAGTATCTGATGATGAAATACAATCATGTAGACTTACATATTTTAGGTAATTATTTTTTACTTTATAAAATTAATTGTAAACATTGGAGATTTATCATTCAAATCTGCTAAATAATTATTATTTTGCTTTATTTTAATAATCATATTATCAAGTTTTTGAAGTGTTTCATTAAACATTTTAGTTATTGGTTTTTTTATTGGTAATTCAAATTTATATTTTAATTTTTTTTCCATATTAAACATAATATTTAATACTGTTTTACATTTTTCTTCTAAACAATATTTATTATCAGATACATATTCATTATTATTTTTATATATTTCATCAATAAATCCAAATATATGTAATAAACTATTTTTATTATTTTTTATAATAAATTGTTCATTTGATGATATTTTTATTCTATTGTCGTTATTAAGTGATAAATTTATATTAATATTATTCATTTTCATAAAATTATTTAATGCACTTAATAAAGTGTGAATTGTATAAATTCCTGAATTTATTTCAATATTTATTGGATTATTGTTTATTATAATTTGTAATTTATTATTTTCATTATTAATATTATTCATATTTTCATAAATATTAACATCCTGAATTTCAAATCCTTTAACATTTGTAACTGAAGTATCTATTTGTTTCATAAAATCATTATAATTTTTTGAATATGCATAATCTTCACCATTAATTACATATTTACTAATTTCATTTTCTTCAGCATCTTCATTATCAGTATTATTTTCTTCAGCATCTTCATTATCAGTATTATTTTCTTCTGCATTTTCATTATCCGTATTATTTTCTACTGCATCATCATTATCTGTATTATTTTCTACTGCATTTTCATTATCGGTATTATTTTCTACTGCATCATCATTATTCGTATTATTTTTTATAGCATCTTCATTATCCGTATTATTTTCTGTAGAATCTTCTTTATTAT